TCATAGTGTCGCGTGATCGCGGTGATTTTGTCAATTTGTGCATCAATAATTGGTATCCTGTTTGGCCAATGAATATACTCCTTCTCAGGATTCTTCATCAGGTTGTAAAGTAGGGGAAGAATCAGATCTTCGACTTGTTTTAGTTTCTCTGATACTTCCATTTCAACGAGTCGTTTGTGCTCAGAGATCATTGGTGACTGGTCTGCAGTAAGAATGCGAGACTCGATGTCGTAAAGTTTTGCCATAATCTCATCTTTGAGATCACCAGTGTCAACTGTTACTTGTGTGGTTGTTGCTGTTGGATTGTTTACTTCGATTGGATCTTCAAATGTAAATCCAAAATCATAGGTTGTGTTTGACATATTTCCTCAGATACTTTCTTGCTCGTTTGTTTAAAGACTTGAGTGCCATATCGAGTTTCAACTGTGATACATGATCAGAGAAATTCAATCCTTCCATGTGATCAAATTCATGCTGGGCGATCCTCGCTTGAAGACCAACAAAAGTTTCCACCACATGAGTTCCATCAACTGTTTGATACGAAAGAGTAACTTCTTTGGGTCGTTTAACAGACAACCACAATCCAGGATATGATAAACAACCCTCTCGTGCAAGTTCTGTTTCCTTAGAGACAGAAATTACTTGGGGATTAAAAACATTCTTACGATTTTTCTCATCGACTCCCATCACAAAAACCTTTGAGTCTATACCAACCTGATTGGCGGAGAGTCCTAGTCCTCGCAGACGACGAGATTCTTCCCACAAAGTGTCAGCAAGTTCTTTCGCATTCTCAGTTTCAAAATCAAATGTTTCTGGAATCTTGCGTAGAGCAGGGTCTGTAAATTTAATTAATTCCACGGTTCATCCTATGCTTTTGTGATCACAAGTAAATTGTTATCTTCTCTTGTTGCATTATTCTCATACATAAAGTAATCTAAATCTTTAACTTTCTCTTTCAAAATATCAATATATTCAGGAACGATATCCTCGACAATTAAGTAACCTCCCGATTTAACTCGAGGAAGATAGTTATCTATAAAGAAGATTATGTCGTCTATCATGTGCGAACCATCATCAATAGCAACATCAATGTCATATGGAATCATATCCATAACCTGTGGGGAATATGCATCCCCAACAATACAGAAGATATCTTGAAATTGATTTTCTGCTTTATCAAATTGTTTACATGAATTGATGTCAAGACCAATTACTCTGGCATTCGTAAAATAATCTCTCCAAATAATCAACGATGCTCCGCCTTTGATACCAACCTCCAGGATTGTTTTCGCCGTTTCTTTTATATCTAAGAAATATTTATCATAGACTGCGGGAATATAATCATGCGTATCGGAAAACTTGTCGCTGATATATCTGGTCGTGTTTGATTTATATAATTCCGAAAGTAACATTTTTATACCACCATTTCACTGTAATTATTTTTCTTCTCAAACTTAATCAAACTGCGGAACTTATCGAACAGTTGATCACCTTTGTGACTGATGACAAACACATTAGTATCTTCGCCCACAGTATCAAGCAACGTCATAACATAATCGGTGCCATTATTATCTAGTGAGGAATCAAATACCTCATCGAGAATAAGTAGATTAGTTGCTACGCTGTTCTTCATCTTAGCGATTGTTCTCCAGGTAAAGAGAAGTGCCAAGTCAATACGTTGCTTTTCACCTTCTGAGAACGAAGCATAACTAAAGTCATCACGATGTCGAGACTTGATAGTTTCATCAAACTTCTCATCAAGATTAAACTGCACGAAGAAGTCCATTGCTTGTAGATATTTATTCACCAGTTTATTGATAACTGGAAGATACTGCCGAATAATTTTAGTCTTAATACCAGTGTCCTTGAGGAGTGTTGAGACAACTTCCATGTAATGCTTTTCTTCATTCAGTCTTGCCTTCTCCTCGTTCTGCGTCAGAACTTCCTTAGCATATGACTTGAGTTTCTTCTTTTCCTCATCAATATCTGCAGTCTTAGTTGTAATGTCATTCAGTTCTAGATTGAGTGCTTGAATAAGACGCTGTTGGACAATCATCTCGTTGTTATTGCCAAGGATTTCTTTGTTGAGAACTGCTATCTGTTCACCAAGTTCTGCATGCTCTGCAATCAGGGTATCTAATGCCGCAAACTCCTGTTGAAGTTTTTCCATTCCTTCTGTCAGTTCGCCGATCTTATCCTGCCGCGATGTTACAATTGTTTCTTTATGATCATGGGCAATCCCTTGACGGCAGGTTGGACATTCATCAGTATCATTGTAGAATGCTACTTCTTTTTGCAACTCACGAAGTTGCGTCGAGAACTTGGTCTTGAATTGCTCCAGTTTCTTTTGCTTGACATTCAATTCACCAAGAGATTTTTGCTGTAGTTCTGTATCTTCTTTGCTGGTTTCCAAGTTTGTTACCAGAGTTGTGAGAAGAGTTATCTTGTTCTCGCCATCAGCGATGCGACTCAGAATTTCATCGACTCTCTTTTCTTTATTTGCTTCAAGCGTATCGACATACTCTTTCTGGATAGTTGCCTTCTGCTTCAGGACTTCTAATTTACCGTCAGCATCATGAAGACTGTCTTTAAGTTCGTTCATCTTGTCGCGCAGAACAGTATTCATTGTCGTGAAGATTTGAATATCAAGGATGTCCTCAATAATTTCACGGCGAACAAATGGTGGCAACTGCATGAATGGAGTAAACGATGCCGAACCCAGAATAACAATCTGAGTAAACGACTTGTAATTCAGTTTGAGAACTGATTCCTCGAGATACTTTTGATAATCTCGAGCAGCAGCATCCTGATTGATTACTTCACCACCAGATTGAATCTCGAAGATGTTAGGTTTAATACCACGAATAATCTTATAATCTTTACCACCAATATCAAACTCAATTTCAACCAGAAGGTTTTTCTTATTGATTGAATTCAACAGTTGTGGTTTATTGATACTGCGAAATGGTTTACCAAACAAACCAAAGCAGAGAGCATCAAGCAGAGTAGATTTGCCGCCACCATTCTCACCAACAATCAAAGTGCTGGGCGAACGATTCAGTTTTATTTCAGTGAAAGCATTACCTGTCGAAAGAAGATTCTTCCAACGAATTGTTTTAAAATTAATCATACAGAAACGTGCTGTGCCTCAATATACAAAGTTCGTAACATGTTCTTAATCTTATCCTTATCGAGATCGGTACTGACAGTATCAACAAAATCAGACAGAACAGTCATCGTATCTTCTACATCTAGTTTATCTTCTTCAATTACATCTGCTTCGAACTCAGAGAAGTCTTCGATGATTTTTAATTCGATCAAATTCAAGTCATACAATTTATCCACGAAGCGATCGAACTTATAGAAGTCTGCCTTTTTGACTACGATTAGTCTTACACAACTGCCACTAATTGGTCCAAGGTCCATACTATTAGGATCGCCAGTAGTATCATCATAGTACAACTTATGAAAGATTTTAAATGGGTTCTCACAAAACTCTACCTCGTTAGTTTCCGTCTCATATATGTGATACCCTCGAGGGTCATTATAGTCAGACCAAGTAAACTCATAGGTATTACCAAGATACAGAATATTGCCAACACGACTGCGATGGTGAAAATGACCACTACAAACGAGAGGAAATCTATCAAAACGTTCAGTGCCCATTCCGTGATCATTTTTATGCCCACGATACATTTCAAAACCTGAAAATTCAAAGTGTCCGAATACTGCTTGTGCATTACTTTTATCTACAACCTCCATGGTTTCATCATAGTTACCAGAACAAATCCATGGCACCAGCAATAGATTCTTACCACCCAGAACGATTTCTTCTGCGCTGGAATATGTGATAACATTTTCGTATTCGCGTAGCAACAAATCTAGGGAGTTTACTTCATTGGTATTCTTGAAGAAGGTATCATGATTACCTGCAATCATGTGGACATCAATACCAAGATCGCGAGTCTTGTCAAAGAAATACTCGCGGCACTTTTTCAGCGTATTGTAATTGATAAACTTGCGTCGATCAAAGACATCACCAAGATGGATAATAGTTTTGATTCCTTCACGTTCTAGATGAGGGAAAAACACCTCAGTATAAAACTTCGCGAAGAAGTTATCGAACGGAATAGAATCTGACCTAGCACCGAAGTGAGTGTCTGTGATCAACGCAACCTTCATACTCGAACTTTCTATTTACTTTGCAGGTGTAGTAGGTTTCGCTTCAGTAGGAACTACTTCTTCCAACTTTTCTTCAGTCGTTGTTTCTACAACGCCTTCTTCGGCGAGACGCTTAAGAACAATCTGACCGTCGCAGATCATATAGTGTTGTTCGGCGCCAAGATCGCTTGACTCCAGATAGATGCACCCTGCATTCTGCTTAGAAACTTCCTGAACACTGTTCCTGTGACTGATAACGTCACTTACCAATGTTCCAATAATCGCAAAAAAGACAAGACCCAAACCTGTCGTAAACCCATTCTCTGTAAACCATGCAACGTACTTGTTAGTTTTTACTTCAGTCATGTATAACTCCTTTAACAAACTTTAATAAATCCATTCTACTCTATATCAAGAGAATTGTCAATGATTTTTTGGTCTAAATATTTCGGTCGACGCTTCGGTAAGTTATTGACCTTTGGTGCATCGGGTTTATCGAACTCATCAATCATGTCCATTTGCTTCTTGACATAGTCGATAAACTCATTACCGTAGTCACCTGTATCGTGGTCTTGAGTGATCAAGTCATGGACATCAATGTTTCTCATGTATCGATACTTAGTTTGTTGCTGACGTTTCTCCTTAGCGATGCGTCGCAGAAAGGCATAGTATGTTATCTGTGTGAAATACGCGAAGGGATTCTTAGACTTCTCGGGATTAAAATTGTCGATGTAAGTAATACAATTTTCGATACCATCCGATACCATTTCTTCCCGATACGTATAGTTGATGAAGTTACTCTTGTATGCCAAGTGAGTTGCGATCTTTAGAAAGCATTCTCCGATATAGTTGGGGATACGTGGTTTCAATGTTCCTGCTTCTTTTGCGGCAAGAACACTATCTCGATACTTAGTAATCTCTTCTAAAAACTTAGAGTTATCTACATAATGTATGTTATTTTTCTTATTCTTTTTGAATGGTTTTTTCACATTCTTTTCTGGTATTTCAGTCATTTATAACTCCATCTATACATACCGTTATACTATAGTTTTTCTTATAAGTCAATGTTTTTTTTTCATCATTTTTTCAATATAAGGCTTGACAACACTCGCGATTCGAGGTATAATGACTATGTCGAGTATGATGAATAATAGCTTTACTACTGCTTAATTGAGTAAGTTCCTGCTTCTGAGTAGTCGGGAGTGGAGCAGATCCATCTCGACGTTTGCCTCCTGGGTCTCCTCGGGAAGTTTTACTTCTCCGGAGATATATTTTTGATACTGTTCTAGAAGGTTCTCTCTCAAGAGACAAACAGTAATTATTTCGGATTTGGGTAAGAGGAAATTCTTCTCTGTGGTAATACCAATCCATGGTTTAAGAACAAAAGTTTCTCCAACAACATCTTCTTGGATAACAGGATAGGGAACCACTGCGATGGGATTATCCATCCAGAATAGTTCGTTTGATTCACTGTCTCTTATCGATGCGATTACTAAATCGCCATTCTTAAATTTAATTACCTTTGGGGTTTCCATCAGTAGATATCCTCACGAGTTTATATTTAAAACCTTCTTCATTGTATAATTTGATTCTCTCTATCATGTGTAGTAGAGTATAATTCTTTCTGCTTTTCCAAGACAAGTCATCGCCAATATCAAAAAGACGACAGGAAGTTTTGTCATCCCCCTTACGCAATCCTCTACCAATCGACTGAAGATTTCTTACTCTAGATTTTGACGGCGAGGCGAATATGACATTATGTAGATTCCTTATATTTATTCCCGTCGAAAACGTGCCGTATGATGCAATGATGACTGCATCTTTTTCTTTCTCAGTAATTTCGCGAACCTTCTCGCGTTGCTGCGTATCAGTTCCACCATGAACAAAGAAAACTTGGCGGGACTTGCCGATCTTTTCTCTGATCAAGTCATATAAAACTGCACCATGTTTCTCGACAAACTGGAATAACACCAGCGTGTTGCCTTTTTGTGTGGTTGCTAGATTCTTGATTATGTTGTTGCGCTTTTGGTGTGTTACCAACCAGTCCATTTCTTCTTGGTAGGTATACTTAGTTAGTGCTTTCTTCTCTTCATCTGCATAATCCAACACGATGCAAGTTATGTCTAGATCGGCAACAGATCCTTGGTCCATCAATTCTTTGGTCGAGATAACCTTATGTACCTTACCAAACAATCCCTCGAGGATTAACTTATGTGTCTTAGTTCCGTCAAGAGTTCCTGTTGTCCCGATGCGGAACTTAGTTTTGGTGCATTTATTGAAGATTGATGTCAGCGATTTCGCTTTGAAAAGATGCGCTTCGTCTCCATATATAACATCAAACTCATCAAAAAACTTTTTAGGTAATTTGTAGATGGATTGCCATGTTGATATAGTAATGGGATACTCATTCGACTTCTCGAACCCTGAATAGATTCTCGCGCAATTATAACTTGCTTTCCAGTCTGTTTCCGTGGCATAATCTTGGAAGTCCTTATACATTTGTTCAACGAGGGAAGTGGTTGGAACGATAATCAATTGCTTGCGCCCAAACTTCTGGTGGTAACGCATCAACAGATATATGATCAGCGACTTACCTGATGCAGTTGGTGACAGTAGAAGAGTTCTGCCGATACGAATCGCATACTTGACAGCATCTAACTGGTAGTCTCTCGCCTCGATCGGTTGACCTTGCGAGTGGAGATTCAACGAGTCGGCATATTCAACCAGTTCTTCATAGGTTATGGGGTCGCCGATACGTTCAATCTGAACGTCCATCTCATATTCATTACGCTGGCAAAATTCTCTGAGATATGGAAGAAGACCTACGTAAAGTTCTTTAGTCCACATGTTGAACAAACGTGCCTTGCCGTCCCATAACTTTGCGCGATAGGTTGGCATGAATTTTGCTCCTGGAACATCAAACGTAAAGTAGTCGTTGAGTTCCTGTGCAATGCTTGGGTCGCATTCCACATTCAGATACACTTCATCTTTTTTAGTGATGGTTAGATCGGTCACATTAATCCATTTGTAAACTTGGTCCACTCAATTGCGGACTTAATATCCCATGTCCTACTATTTAGTGACCGCAGAATCTGCTCTAATTGGTATAGGACTGCTTTGATGTAGTCAATCTTATCTTGCTGTTTGATCATCTCTTCATCACACTGAAGAACATCATCCATCTCATTCTTTAATGGTTTGAGACCTTGGTATTGATTCCATCCATGTTCTTCAAGTTCTTCGCGTGTAAGTTCTCCGCGATAATACCGCATCTTAGTTCTGCGCAAGCGATAATAATCTGCCTCTGCCTTGCGCAACTGCAGTTTAGAATTTGATAGTATGTTAAGATACTTGGAATGCAACTCTGGTGTCTTAGTTGATTCTGGACCAAGATTTAATTGGTCGATCTTGCAGTCATTAGTCCATGACTCTTGGATTTCAGATAGTTTCATAATGCCCTCAATAGAAAAATAATATAAGTGTACTATAAATTTACACGAAAGTCAATACTTAAAGTGGTGTAATCTCATAATGTCGATATTTAAATGCAGCGATACCTTGTAGGAAGTCTGCTCTGCCAGTACTGATGTCAAAATCAAGACCCTCTAGGCTTACAGGAAACACATCATAGTATGAGATCTTTACGTTTGGATTATTATCAGAGTCGAGAATAAAGAAGTCTGCATCAGAGAAGTTACCTAGTGCGCCAAGTCTTTTATCAGAAACTGCTGGGAATCTATATCTTTGACCCTCGTTCCAATCTTTGTATTGTTGACGATCTGTAGGAAACCCTAGACCGATTAACCAATTATACAATTCGATGTAGTTGCTCATATTTTCTTGAACAAGAAACCTGATCACCAGATCGCCGTATGCTAGTTTATCACCTGGAACTGGAATATCAGACAATGGTGTTTGAAATGTAGGCGAACCAAGTTGTATCGCTGGAATATTTGCTGCCTGACAGAAATACGAAACGTTTGGTAGATTGTGGATCTGAAATTTAAACCCATTTGGTTTTAGATAATCGAGATCGCTGGGTTGTTGATTGACCCAGTTCGCTTCTGTTACACCTAGTGATGTCTTTAATACCATGTTACCCTCATATGTTTCATACTATTTATAATGAAAATGGGGAGAGCATTTCTGCTCCCCCCAGTTTCTTTGCAACCCTCTCTCTAACGGAGAGGTATCGATTACATAAGGTTAGTAACCTTAACGCGACGATAGTATTGGTTACGGTTGGCAGTGAAAGTATCACCGTCAGTTGTACCGTTCGACTGAGTTACGAATGGGTTAGCGATCATGCCGTAACGAGTCTTGAAACCAATCTTAGGTTGGAAGGTGTTAGGATCGATAGCACGAACCATTTGTAGTGGAACGTATGGGCAATAGAAGATACCAGCGTCATAAGCATTAGCACCCTTATAACCAACAACATAGAACTGCGATGCAGCGCCAGTGTTTGCTGAGTAAGGATCAACGAATACCTTGTAACGACCGTTCAGTGTACCAACGAAGGTATTGCCTGTGTCATCAACTTGAAGAGTTGGCGAACCATTAAGTGCACCACCTGTGTCAAGCATACCTGCCATTGCAAGAGCAGCAGCAACGTCTGACGAACAGATAATGAAGTTACCCTTACCGCGACGAGTGTCTTGAGCGATTACGTTAGCGTCACGTTCGATGTTGAACAGAAGACCCTTGAAACGCTCAACCGACCAACGACCGTTTGAGTCAACGTCAAGATCGAAAGTACCAGCAGTTGCAGTCGAAGCAGCACCTGTCTTAGCAACCTTGTAGATCGTACGGATAACTTCACGGTTGATTTCAGCGAGAATTTCTTGCGAAAGGATGTTGGAAAGTTCGCCTTCAGCGTCAAGACCGTGAATTGCCTTGAGATCTTGAGCGAGTTCTACTGTGTATTCTGCTTTAAGAGCACGTGTCTTAGCAGTTACAGTTGTCTTCTCGATTGAGAATGCCATTTCGTTGAAGTCAGTTCCGCCTGATTCACCAAGTTGTTCAGCGTCTACTGTTGCGATACCAGTACCTGTGGTATAAGTACCATCAACTGGGTTCGAACCATCATGAGTACCAGTACCCGCGAAGTCTGTATCTGCTTCGTTGAAGAGTGCTTCTGTTCCTGCTTGTGTCGAGTACTTCGACTTCATTGCGAAGATAAGACCAGTTGGACCAGTCATAGGTTGAACGCCAGCAACGTCGTATGCCATTAGGTTTGGCAACGCACGACGAACGAGCGAGATTAGGATTGGATCGTAACGATCGATGTCAGACGCACCAGTACCAGCGATGTTATTTGCTGGAGTTTCGAAAAGAGCAGTACGCTCTTCACGAAGTGCCTTCTCTTGGTTTTCAAGAACTACAGCAGTAACTGCACGCTTGTATTTGTCTGAGATCTGGCCAAGTCCGTCATGGTTGAGAACTGGTTCCCACTTTTTTGTTAGTTGCTCTGAAAGAAACATTTAGTTTTCCCCTTTTAGGTGTTCAATAGATTTATTTATATAAAATTAATTTTTAGCAGAAAGTACGTCAAGTGCCTTGATATACTGACTTACCGTTGATGATTCGCTGAAGTCATTTTCAACTCCATCGTCAAACTTCTCTTCTGAAAGAGTTCTAGTCTTAGGGAAATAATTTTCCTTGATGACATTCAGTTTTTCTTCAAAGATATCTGCATTCTCGAATTCTACATCAGCGACCAACGACTTGAATTTCTCAGCGTCTGTTTTTGCTAGACCTTCTGCAACTACAGAAAGAACACTTTCTTTGTTGAGTTCGATATTAGCATTGTGTAGTTCTACATTAGCAGCAATTGCTTCATCCAGTTTCGAAGAGATTTCTTCAATCTGTGATTGCATTTCACCTAGAACATCGTATTTGTCTTCTGGGACATCAACATAATGCTCAGCGAAAAGTGTTTTTAGACCTTCGATGAAATCTTCAGCAATGTCAGTGCGGAGACCGTTTTCTACTGCTAATTGATTTTCTTGGATCCAATTTTCAATTACGTAACCGAGATAAGAATCAACCTTCTCTACGAGTTCCGACTTATATTCTTCCATTAACTCAGCGGCTTCTGAGACCAGACGGTCTTCGATGAGTCCTACTTCGTTACTTACACGAGCAACAACCATTGCTTCAAAGAGCGATGATGCCTTGCTACGGAAATCTTCTGTTAGATTTTCATTGCCATCAAAAAGAGTTGCTAGATCGGCAGCAAAATCTTCTTCAAGATCTTCATCTGCACCATCTTCTAGATCTGCATCTTCAGCATCTTCTAGATCTGCGTCATCTTCTGGGTCGAATTCTTCTTGGTGAACATTACCCTTTGACGATGCTTGATTTACAACTGATGTTGGATCAGCAACAGTGCTGAAGTTTGGTGCAGCGCCAGCGCCTGATTGCGAAATCTTGCTCTTGTTGTCAGCGATTGGTGCTGCTTCTTTAGCACCTGGATTATCAGTTTCCTGATCACGTTCGCTTGAAATGGTTGCATCTTCCGAAGAACCTTGGCGAGGATTCTTTGTATCGCCTGCAGTTTTTGCTGGAATTGATGTATCCTTGCCCTTTGCTGCGCCCATTGGACCAGCATTTTCCTCGGATAGTTGCTTTTTGTTAAGCAACTCTCTGATCTTGTTTTCTACATTCATTTGCTTCTCCTAGAATTCGAGATTATATAATATTTATAAAACTTTTGTTTTACGGGAGATACGATTTAAGAAAGATTCAAATACTCTCAACTTCGCTTCTTCCAATTCTTTTCTGGATGCTTTCTTGATCAACTTCTTAGACATGTCGCATGCTTGCTCAGTCCATACACCATTAACCACAACCCATTCTTTATTTTCCATAATTCCCTGAACGAATGCGTCAGGAGCAGAAGGATCTGCCACAATGTCAGCAGCAGTGGCAAGATAGAAGTCGTCCTGGACTTCATTAATGCCGTCTTTGTTTGCTTTCAATGTACCCATACCACGGGATGAAACACCAAGTTTAGCACCACCTTCGATAAGACCCTTAGCAATATTACCCATTGGTGTATCCATGAGTTTTGCTTTACCAATATAGTTGTCACCGTCTTCTCTTAGAGAAACAATCATGTGGGAAACACGATCTAGATTGATCGATGGACCATCTGGGTGACCGAGTTCGCCGAGAGCACGATTTGATTTGACATAACTTTCATTATATCTTTCAACTTCTTTTGACATAATCTCTTTTGGATAAACACGACCATTGCGGTTTGCCAAATTGGATTGTAGAAACACGCCTTCAATGAAGTGTGTTTTCTTGCCATTTGTTTCTTCGACTAATAGGTTTACGTCTTCAACGACTTCAGTAATTAGTTTCATTATCCTAGATCCCCTTGGTTCTGATGTTGTTGCGAACCATAACCAGAAACCTTGGCAAGTTCTAAGACAACCGACCCTGTTCCACTTGAGAAGTCAACAACAATATTAGAACCATTTTCTTCGTTGTCTGACCAACCCATGAATTCCATCTTTCCCGATCCGGAAAGATAGTAAAGAACAACACTATTTCTAGTGACTGTAGCAGTTGATCCAACCGACAACGCCCAATGGAGTGTGCGAATATTTGCCTTTGGTGACGACTGAGTTTCAGTCGACTTTTTCAAGTCAGTTGCTAGCGCGATCTCGGCACTACCAGTACCACGCACTTTAACAACACCATGAACCTGTGTTAGTTTTAGAACTGCTTTAGTTGCCATCTCTTAATCCTTACTGGTATCTTGCTTTCTTTGCATTACGCAAAATCTTGAAGTCGTGTCCGTCAACCTTACCATTCTTATTAGCGTCAATCTTATGTTGACTGCCTTTTAATGCTTCGTCGGTCTGCTCAACTTCCTCTTGGTTCAATGAGCGAGTTTCATTGATTCTTTCCATTAAATCTTTAAACTTCAGCATCTTCTTCTCCCGTAAAGTCTTCATCTGATTCGTCTTGAGTGTCAGTATCAGATTCTTCTTCAGGTTCTGATTCTTGACCATTAAAAACGTTCATGGCAATCTGCTGTCTGTATGCATCTAATGCAGTTCCCGCTTTAATGTCCATAATATCATTAAATACTTGTTCTGCATCGGCAAGAGTACCGCTTTCAATGCTATTTATTAAATCTGCTACATTGTTTTCCATAATAATTATCCTTGTTCAGTTTGTTCTGGTTGTGGCGGTTGCTCTTCTGCAGGTGGAACTTCTGGTGGATTTGCTTCATTCGCTGCTTCGATTTCTGCTATCTCATCATCAGTAAGTTTCAGAATATTCTTTTGGACATATTCCTTGCTGTAGAGAGAACCAATATAATTCGCCATTCCATTCAGAATCTCGATACGAGACTGAAGGATTTGCTGTTCTTTTGATTCTGTGTAATATGCATCAGTTGCATAGTTGTATTGAATCTTATATTTGATAGATTCCCAGTCTGCTTCAGTTATAATTCCTTTGAGAATCAACTGTGTCTTTAGGAGGTCATCAAAAATTAACGAGAAGCGACGACGAAGTCTAGCAACAAACTTTGTAAACTTCCATTCGTCACGATTAATCTCAGCAGCACGACCAAAGTTTAAACCTGATTGCTGTTGCTGTCTTGAGATTGGAACATTCAATGCTTGATATAGTTTCTTTTGGAAGTATTCAACGTCTTGGATCTGCCCAAGGTTTTCCCCTCCAGGAAGTGTTTCGATCTGCGTTCCTCTACCACCTTCGCGGCGAGGCAACCAGAAGTCTTCAAGCATTGACATGAATTTCTTGTCATCGCGGATTTCACCAGTGTTTGAATCATAAACAATCTTGTTACGATATTGGTTCATAATACCCTTGAGGTATTGTTCCGCTTTAATCTTAGGTAGGTTACCAACGTCAACATAAAATACTCGACGCTCAGGAGCACGAGTGATACGATAAATCACCAGTGCGTTTTCCATCATACGGAGTTGGTTTGCTGGACGTATTGCTTTATGAAGATACGACAATCCCACGTTCTTATCCTGATCAACAAGACCAGAAGGAACATGGCATATAGCGTCCTTTGTGATTCTAAGTGCATTCGCGCTGGTTGAATAATCATTTGCGCTTGCTGACTTTTGGTGTACTACACCTTTCTCGTTAAAGAGAAAATACTCATCAATACGTTTGATGAAATCGACATTAGTCTTTGTGTCTTTTTCTTTGATAATCTCACGAACTTTTTTAATCTTCCGTGGATCGATATATCGAACATCAGTTAAACCCTGTTTTGGATTTGCTGTGTCGATAACTTTATGGAAGAACAATCTACCATCGACATACCAACGACGGAAGTAATCATGTGCTCTTAGTTTAAAATCTAAGATTCTTAAGATTTCTTCGAATTCTTTTTCGATATCTTTCTTGATGCCCGCAGAAACCTCTACGTCATCCAGATTAATTCTAACTGGATCTTCGTCATCAAGATTTGAGATAGAATCATTAACAATATCATCAATTGCTGTGTCGACATCTGCCATACCAGCAATGTCACGATAGCGTCTTATGAGTTCTTGTTCTGTGCTGGCAGTTCCATCTAAGTCTAGGTAGGTTCCGTAGTAACCACCTGCTTTAATTTCATCTGTGCCACCGTCGTCTGTCGGAGCCACGAACGATTTTTCCGTTGGTGGCTCCGAAGATCGTGTAATCTTATAACCAAAAATTTCCATAATATTAGATTACTCTTAGA